CACTCTCCACTCCTATGGCTCGCATTCGGCGCAGGGCTGGATGGGTTCGCAGGGTGGTTGCGGACCTCGGCATCGAAGACGGCCGGTTGGCTTCTTTCCTACGTGGGCGGTGGACACCAGACCTCCCCACTGACGGCGAGTTGCCTCCGCAGGTCAGATTCATCGCTGACATCCTTGCTGCTGGATGTAAAATCCTCGGAGTTGGTCATGCTGGCCAGAGGACAACGGACGAAGACGCCCCCCCCCCGGAACCCTTTTTGGTAGTTTCGTTGCACGGGGTGGAGGTGCCGGTCTTCACGGGCGCGTTGGGAAAACTCCTAGCATATGCGGCTTTCAGGGTTAGAGATGGCAAGTTACTTGCCGCGTTGCGCACCAGGGTGTTGGAGTGGTGCAAGGCGCGGCAGGTGGCTCATGAGGACGTTGCTTCCGTGTTACCAGGCACGGTCGCCCTCGCCATGTTAAAATCTGCCCCGGAAATCCAAGCCGAAAGGCTAATGCTCAGGGCGCGTCCTTCCGGCTTGTTCAGAGGAACGGCTGACGAAGAGGCTTGGTTTAACGTTTCCAAGTAGGGTTGCCAACTCGTTGTACCTGGGATATGTTGCGCTCGTGTGCCCCTGCCGGGGCTGAGGAGTGGTGCTGCAATAGAGTTCCCTGACGAGTTTGGCTGTGACCCGTATCAAAAACGTAGGATGTACACGGTCATGAGTGGGCCACTTATGGGTGTCGATGGCACCTGGGTCCCTCGCGTACACGTGAATTGTGTTCACAATGAATACGCATCCTTGATGCTCCGGACCTTAGGCAATGATTATGAGTATCCCGAGAACCACTACAAAGCTTTGAGAAAAACCTTTGTGGTCTTGAGATCGATCGCGCGCCGGTATGACGGCGAGTCATGGTCTAGGGAAAGGACAGCTGCCAGCTACGATGGAAGCTTGCGCCGTCGCTACGAAGAAGCGTGTGTGTCCCTCGATGACACACCTTTGGACAGTAACGATTGGCGGATATCCGGTTTTCTTAAGGGCGAGAAAATCGGGATCAAGACATCGAAACCTAGGATGATCTTCCCCAGATCTCCTAGGTATAATCTCGAACTTGCTTGTTTTTTGAAACCGTTCGAGCATTGGCTGTGGCCTAAGCTGAAGGGGGGTCGTTTTGGGTGTGTCAGTAACACGAGAATCGTCGCGAAGGGGTTGAACCCGGGTCAGCGTGCTAGACTAATAGCTAGGAAGTACGCTTGCTTCGATGATCCTGTGGTTCTGGAAGTGGATGGCAAGTCGTTTGAGAGCCATGTCGATTCCAGTCAACTCGGGTTTGAACATTCTGTCTATCTTACGGCGTTTGGCAACGATAGCAAACTCCGTAGCCTTCTTTCTAGACAGTTGGTTCTCGAAGGGAAGACAGCTCTAGGTCTGAAATTTTCTCGCGAAGGGGGGCGTGCTAGTGGTGACTTCAATACTGGTATGGGCAATTCGCTCATCATGGTTGCCATTGTGTCCACTGTTATGCGTCGTCTTAAGGGGATGTCCTACCGTCCGTTGAGGTGGGATTTTCTCTGCGACGGGGACAACGCCATTATCTTCTTCGAAAAAGACCTGGGGGCTTATGTTAAGGAATTTTTTGGCCCGATGGCGGCGTTTCATTGTAACTCTACTATGCAGCTTGAGAATGAGGGTAACTGCATGGAGAGCATCCGCTTCGGCCAGTCTGCTCCGGTGTTAGTTGATGGAAGTTGGACGATGGTTAGGGAACCTTTGAAGGTGGTGTCGCACATCACCTCCAATTATAAACATCTCGACCAACCGTTGTTTAGCGGACGATATCTTAAGGGGGTGGCAATGTGTGAGGCCTCGTTAGCTGTTGGCCTGCCAATCCTCCAGACGTTAACTAGCGCACTGTACAAGTCGCTTCAGTCAGTTAAGAATCCTTCTTTTGACTTGTATAGGGATTATCAGATTTTGGGAGTGAAGAGCTTTTCCGCCCCAATAACCCGTGATATTTCTGCGGGGACTAGGGAAAGCTTCGCTCGCGCTTTTGGTATCAGTGTGGAAACACAGTTGATCACTGAGAAAAGGATCGAGGACAGCGTCTATAAATTTTTTAATTCTAAGTGGAAACCAGCCGCCGGCGTGTTTGCTTTTGCCGGCGGGCAAGAGGTGGAAGGGTTTTTACAGAGACGTGTCGTTGAGCCTTGGACCAGTTGGGATACGGCTGATCCTGAGTGCCGCTCATAGTGGCGAACGGGGAATTTTGCACGGTAGCTTAAGAGTGGATCTAAGGGTTAGGCCCCCACCGGCGTCCTTGTGCATGTAATGAAGGTATTCCTTCCCTCTTCGTCCTGACGTACAATGGCAATGTTCTGAGCTGCTAATGCTCTGGTTATACCCTTGTCCGCGTATTAGGGTGCGACCGGACCATATGAAGCCGAG